GGCTGGAACGCAGAGCGTGTCACGGCTGAAGAGATCCGGTTGGTGACCCAGAGTATCGAACGGCAACTTGGTGGCATCTACAGCCTCCTGTCGCAGGAATTCCAGTTGCCGCTGGTCCAGCGCATTATGGATCGCATGATCAAGGCCAAGAAGATGCCTAAGATCGATAAGAAGTTTGTGACTCCGGCGATTGTGACTGGTGTCGATGCTCTGGGTCGTGGCAATGATTTGAACCGCCTTGATGTTTATCTTCAGGGAATTGGACAAATCTTGGGCCCGCAGGGACTTCAGCAGTATATTGATCTGCGAGAGTACATGAACCGTCGTGCCGCTTCGCTTGGCATCGACACGGCGGGACTGGTCAAGACTGAAGAGCAAATTCAACAGGAGCAGCAGATGGCTATGCAGCAACAGATGCTCCAGCAGAATGCTCCGACGATGGTCCAGAGTGCTAGTCGAGTTGCCGAGCAGAGAGCCCTTGAACAGCAATGAGTAATCACCAGCAAGTTACGATTGTCCGAGACACCGCAGAAAGCAACAACGAAGTGGACGCTATGGCTCAGGCCGCAGCAGAAGCGCAGGGTACGGCTCCGGCCCAGACTGAGGCTCCGCAGTCGCGTCCTGAGTGGCTCCCCCAAAAGTTCCAGAGCCCCGAAGACCTCGCTAAGGCTTATGGCGAACTGGAAAAGAAGGTGGGAACCAAGGATGCTCCAAAGGCTGGCTTTGAGAACCTTGAGCAGTACTCGACCGAGTTCTACCAGAACGGCGACCTGAGCGACGAATCGATTCAGGCGATCACCGCCAACATGGGTATTCCTGAGCAGATCGTTCGGGCCTATGTGGACGGTCAGAAGGCCGTCATGGATCAGCAGTTCAGTTCTGTGATGGGTCTTGTTGGTGGAGAATCCCAGTACGAGGCCATGACTTCGTGGGCCGCTGAGAACCTGCCGGAAGATGAGGTTGATGCTTTCAACCAGATCATTGACAGCGGTAACCTCAGCACGATCAAGGTTGCTGTGCAGGGCCTGTGGGCTCGTTACGGTCAGACCAACGGTACTCCCGGAGCCAAGTTGATTCAGGGTGAAACCACGGGACCGTCCGGTGGTGCTTTCCGCAGCGTGGCTGAGATCGTGCAGGCTATGAAGGATCCCCGGTACGCCAAGGACCCCGCGTATCGTTCGGATGTCGAGAAGCGGGTCGCCATGTCTAACGCTATGGGAGTCCGCTAATGAAGAAGAACCCGAAGACTACCGTCCTTGGTATTGCTACGATCCTGACCGCTGTTTCGTCGGCGGTGATTGCCCTGCTGGATAACGACCCGGCCACCGTGTTTGATGTTGCATCGGTGATTGCTGCTGTTACCGCTGGTCTTGGTCTGATCCTTGCCAAGGATGCCTCCACGGTGGCGTAATGGGCTGGCTGTACCAACTAGTTACATCGATCCTGCACTTCATTGAACGCCTTGCATCTAAGGAAGTCAAAGGTGAAAACGCTGATCCTACTGCTGGGGGCGTTCGTGATCGCTTCCGTAGGCGGGTGCAACAGCACCGTGATTCTGGTTCCTCCGGGAACCCCAGTTCAACTTGCGGAGCCTGTGAAAGCGCGGGTATTCGTTGTACAAAAGGACGGCACTAAGGTGATGTCTTCCAACCGGGTGGAAATTCCTGCTGGTTGGTGGGCCGCTGATGTTCCAGAAGACACCGGGGAAATCCCGGCGGGAAGTCCATAACATCCCCTTTAACTCCGGACTTCCCCTTGAGCCCATACGGTTAACTCCGGTGGGCTCTTTTCATTTCGTGGCTTTGGATGGGCCATGAAAAGGCTAAGGAATCTTGGCCCCTTGCGAGGGACAACCTTGAGGACTGGCTACTACAACCATCTATCGTGTTTCTAATTAGTCAAGGATTCAACATGGGTATTGTCAATAATCCCGCATCGCGCCCCGGCACTACTTTCAGTAACGGGTTCGGTTCGGACGCAGATGCTTTGTTCCTCAAGGTTTTCAGCGGTGAAATCATCACTTCGTTTGAAGAAAACAATGTGATGATGCCGCTGCACCGTGTTCGCACCATTTCCAGCGGTAAGTCGGCTCAGTTCCCCATCACCGGAGTTGCTACTGCTGGTTATCACACGCCGGGTGAGAGCCTGCTTTCGACTGGCGACGGTGCTACTCCCACCGAAGGTAACAAGTACCTTTCGCGGTTCCGCCACAACGAAAAGCAGATCTTCATCGATGATGTTCTGGTTTCGTCTGTGTTCGTGGCTGACATCGATGAGATGAAGAACCACTACGATGTCCGCTCGGTTTATTCGACTGAAATCGGACGCGCCCTTGCTTATGCGGCTGATAAGAATCTTATTCGTACCGTTATCGGCGGTGCGCGTAAGACTGTCAACCGCTTCGGCATCACGGATGCTACTCAGGCCGATGTGTACCTTGGTAGCCGTGTTCGTATCGGGCAGGACGCTACGGTTACTGGCGCAGAAATGGTCGAGGCTTTCTTCACCGCCGCCCAGAAGATGGACGAGAAGAATGTTCCTCAGAATGACCGCTTCGCTGTGCTTCCCCCGGCTATGTATTACACGCTGGTGGAAGACAACAAGGACGCGATTGACCGTGACTTCGGCAACGAAGGTAACGGCAGCGTGGCCCGTGGCGAGATTCTGTCGTGCGCCGGGATTCGGATTGTGAAGAGCAATCACATCCCGACCGTCAACGAGTCGAGCAGCCAGAGCGCACTTCACGGTGCCGATGGTGTCAAGAACGACATCTCGGGTGCTGGTACTGGCTACTCGGGCCTCGACTACTCCACGACCAAGGGCATTATCTTCCAGCGAGAAGCCGTTGGTACGGTGAAGTTGATGGACCTGAGCGTCGAGAGTGAGTATGTCATGGAACGCCTTGGTACCCTGATGCTTGCTAAGTACGCAATGGGTCACAATGTGCTTCGTGAAGAGTGCTGCTACGAACTCTACGCCTCGGCCTGATTCGTCAGTTTGACGGTATCAAAGGGGGGATGGTTCCCTTAGTTGGGTTCCATCCCCTCTTTTGTTTGAGGAACACTATGCCACTTACCAAGACAACCCGGCTTCAGGCCATCAACACCATGCTGAGTGTCATCGGGGAAAGTCCGGTTTCCTCGACCACAGCAGCCCGGGCTGATGCCCAAATTGCCAACAACATTCTTGACGAAGTCACTAGAGAAATCCTGTCTTACGGGTGGCAGTTCAACACCGAACGGGATGTTGTGTGGAAGCCCGATCCAAGTGGCTACATCTATGTTCCAGAGTCCATTACTCGGGTCGATCTAGACACCTCAAATACCCAGTACGACATTACGATTCGTTACAACAGTACGGTGGCTGCTACTCTGTTGTACGACCTGAAGACCAACTCCTATGTGTTTAGTGACGAACTTAAGGTCATGTATGTCATGCTGTTGGACTTCGATCAGATTCCCGAAGAAGCCCGCCGATACATCTGCATTCGGGCTTCTAGGATCTTCCAAGATCGTGTCGTTGGGTCTGAAAAGATCCATGGCTTTGCTCTTTCGGATGAGATGCAGGCCCTAGCCAAACTTCAAGAGTTTGAGTCAGATATGGGCGACTACAGCATCTTCGACAGTTACGATGTGGCTCGGACCTTCATTCGGCGCGGTTCTTACTGGGTTAACTGATGCCTCTGATCAACACTTCGATTCCAAACTTCATTGGTGGCGTAAGTCAACAACCAGCGTCCATTCGGAAGAACAACGAAGCCGAAGATATTGTCAACGCATTTCCATCTCCGGTTGAAGGCTTGATCAAGCGGCCTCCGGCTGAGTATGTAACAAACCTGTTTGCAGGCATCCCGGGATCAACTCCTCCAGCAAACCAAGCAAACAAGTTTTGGTTTGACAACCCGACCAACTCAATTTTCTTTCACCTGATTGAGCGTGACGATAAAGAAAAGTATCTGCTGTACATCTCCAATAGCGGGGCTTACGGCATTTATGACTTAGTAAACAACATTCCCAAAGCCGTCAGTTTGGCTCCGGTAAACCTATTTAGGACCGTAAACAGCCCCTCTGAGCGTTCGGCGGTGACTATCGGGGATGTGACATTTGTCGCCAATGCCCTAAGTGTTCCGGCCCTAACGACCAACAAGTCTCCAAAGAATCCCGCAGATTACGACCGGGAATGTCTGGTGTGGATTCGTCAGGCTAACTTTGGACGCGAACACATTGTTACGCTGAAGAGTGAGGCCGTATCGGGCAACCAGCGTACCTATACCTACAAGCACACAACCCGTTCTCTTGTTATTGCAACTACGGGTTCGGGAAGCAGCACAAATGTAACTACTCTTGGTCCAGTTACCTTGACCTATATTCAAGGGGTTAAGGCTGAGGTATACCCACAAGCCTACATTACCTACGGCAGCGGTAATAATCGGGTAACCAATGTTAGACTTGTAACAGACTTTGTTGGCTTGGAGCAGCCGCTGTCTACCAAAGGTCCCGGAGACTCGGCAGATGAAACTGGAGTTCTTCTAGAAATCCCAACTCAAAATGGAGTTTCTGGAGTCCATGTGCGAATTAAGGCGGATGCTAGCGGGGAGATTGGCACAAACCATATAGCCGAAAGTCTGGCCTTTGGTCGTTCTTCTGGATACATCGGCCCGCTTGACGGTATTGACGGCAATAACGCCGATCCGGCCAACGGGGCTGCTGGTGAACGATATGAAACCAACAGGTTCAACAACACCAGAGTCAGGGACGGGGTGATCTGGATTAAGTCAAGGACTTCAACCCCACTCGACTTCGATCCCACGGTTGAAGATGACTTTGCTGGCGAAGGCATCAGCCTCATCCGGGATACTGTTGAACGCTTTGAAGACCTTCCTCCAACGGCTCCGCACGGCTATACCGTCAAGGTCTTGGGAGTTCCGGAGTCGAGTTACGATGATTACTGGGTAAAGTTTGAAGCCGAAGACGGGGACTTTTCGCGTGGGGTCTGGGTAGAAACTGTAGCACCAGATATCTACTATGAAGTAGATCCCACCAGCCTACCAGTTCTTGTCATTCGAAACTCATCCGGGGACTTTGTGGTCACTACGGCTGATGGCGGGGCTATGGCTGGCATTCCGGCGGAACAATCGGCTACCTACAAGTGGGCCAACAGGCTTGTTGGGGATGACGATACGAATCCTATCCCGTCGTTTATGAACCAAGGATTCCAGCCCGGACCCCTGCGGATCAACGGACTGACCTACTACCAAGGACGCTTGGGAATTCTATCTGGGGAGAACATGATCTTCTCGGAAACGGGGCAATTTTTCAACTTCTTCCGTACTACGGTATTGGATCTGTTGGATACGGATCCTATTGATGTTGCCTCTTCTTCGCAGAAGTCTGGGATCATCTATTCGGCTGTTCCGTTCAACCGTGACTTGATCCTCTGGACTCCCACTAACCAGTCCGTTCTTAGGTCTGGCGATACTTTCACTCCAACGAATGTAGCCATCACCACGGCGGCGGACTACGAAAACCAGTCGGCTATTTGCCAACCAGTCCCGTCAGCAAACTCCATCTTCTTTACCTACAACAACGGTGGATATGTCGGCCTTCGTGAACTGATCCCGCAACCTGCGCTGGACGGTTCCTATCTAGCAAACGATCTCACGACCAACATCTCCCGTTATATTTATGGTCTGCCGAATGCGTTGGCTGCATCCACCCACGACAACCTTGTTGCGTTGATTGCGAATCGAAAACTCTACCTGTATAGGTATCTGGCAGTCAACAACGAAAGGGTCCAGTCGGCGTGGGTTCGGTGTGACTTTGAAGACTCTTCTTCAATCTTCGTGACTGGCGATCCCCACGGATCTCAATTTGCAGAACCCATTTGGGTCGGCTTTCTTGAAGCGGATATGTATGTTGTCTTGGCTGTTCGCAGGAAGACTGGATTGAGCCCGGTCTATCCGCTGGCTAACTCATGGATTCCTGTTTTGGTCAAGGTCCGAATGGGTTCCGGTCTGACTGATGCCCCAATCAATGATTGGGTAACCCATCTTGATTTCCGTTATCGCCTTACGAGCGGTGTGTATGTTGGTGGGGTAACCGATGAAACCACCTTCACCCTCCCGTTCCCAATGGACTATGCCGTTCGTCGTACCAAACTTGTCAACGACGAAGGCAACACGGTACCAATCGTCAGGGGCACTTCGGCGGTTCTAGTTGAGGGAGCAAATACTGGTGGGGGTAATACAGCAGGAACGGTTGTAGTCTCAGGCAATTACTCCACCACTCCGCTGTGGGTGGGGGTTCCCTACGAGATGAAGTACACCTTCTCTACCCAGTACCTGAAACGGGGCTCCAATATGCCAGCCCTGCTTACTGGTCGGTTCCAAATTCTGAACATGGCTGTACAGTTTGCAGAGACTGGATACTTCAAGGTGACCACCGAAACGGTCGATGGAGAGATGTTTGAGTATGAGTTTTCCGGGGACATTCTTGGAAAGACCGTTACTGGACGAGAACTCCTGAAAAACGGACAATTCAAGGTTCCAATCTTCAGTAAGAACGATAACATCACCATCTCCATTATCAGCAGTTCTTACCTCCCGTGTAAGATCCTGTCTGGGGAAATCGAAGCAGAGTACACGGCCCGGTCCCGAAGTATGTAACCATGCTTGTTGATGTTCGGTATACCAGACCAACAGACCCGGCCATAGTGGCCCACGATATGCGTCAGGCTGACCGGGACGAAGTAGCCGCCTGTAGTGGTCTTGGGCCCCAAGAGGCTCTGGAGATTGGCTACAGGCTGTCTACGGAGTGCTTTACTGTTGAGGCCCAGAGCAATGGGCTACCCTTGGCTATGTTTGGGTATCTTCTGGATCCGATTGGGGCCCGGGTCTGGATGCTGGGATCTGATCATCTGTTTGATTACAAGTGGGACTTCCTGAAAAAGTCTCGCAAGTGGGTGGACTATTTGCAGCAGCAAAGCCCCCTACTGTACAACCTAATTGACCAGCGCAACACCGTGCATATCAGGTGGCTGCAATGGCTTGATTTCAAATTTGTCCGAACTGTTCCCCACTATGGGGTGCAGGGACTTCCATTCATCGAGTTTGTGAGGTACCGAAATGTGTGACCTTGGAATTGGCGTAGCCGTTGCCCTAGGTGCAGCGTCTGCTGCGGCTCAGGCTGATGCCCAGAACAAAGCCGCAAAAGAACAGAATGCCTATAGGGCCCGTCTAGGGGTCGCAGGTAATAAGCAGTACCTCCAGAACGCTGAGGCGGTCATCCGGGATGTCGGCTCACAGGTCGATCAGGTGGCCCGTCGAAACATGGAGCAGTCCATGGCTGTTCGACAGGAACTGGAAGGGATCTCCCGAAACGCCCGCGAGGCCAAGGCAACCTACACGACTGTGGCCGCATCGGCTGGTGTCGAAGGCCGAAGTGTCGATCTTCTTCATGCACAGTTTGACCGGGATGTGATGGAGTTTGAGTCAGCCGCCAATCGAAACCTCAGTAATATGCGGACTCAGATGGGGATGGAAATCGAAGCCATCTATGCCCGTGGTCAGAGTGCCATCAATAGTGGCTACCCGGCTCCTCTTCCGCCTGCTGCTAACCCCAGCCCGTGGCTTCCGATCATCAACGGCATCACTACTGGTATCAGTACTTATGGTGCCCTTAGTTCGTTCCGCACTCCGACTGGGGTGGGTTCAGCGGCTACTCCGGGTACTGGGGCACCGGGCCCGTGGGCCAGCGGATATGTTGCTCCTGCTGGAACTGTAGCACCTCCGCCAATGCCGTTCTCTCAGAGGCTTGGATAACAACAATGGCTAAAGCACGACCTAATCTTGGCGTAACTGCCCAACCAGTCAGCACCTTTATCCAGCCCAACCAGAATGCGGTGGCTGCGGAGTTGTATGACCAGCAAACCGTCAACAACGCTCTACAGTTTGCCGAAGCCTTCAGCAACCTGTCGGTGAGCGCGGCTCGTCTTGCTGGGGGCCTGAAGCAGGAATGGAACGAAGAACAGGTCCAGCAGGGTATGGATCTGGTCAACAAGAGCCGGAAGTCTTACCAGCAACTGGTTCAGTCTGGTGAGATCAAGCCCACGGAGAACCCGTGGTTTGCCATCGGTGCCCAGAAGGCCAGCGGATCCATTGAGGCCATGAAGGCCCGGGTTCACTTTGAGAGCCTGTTGGAGCAGAAGGTTGCTGAAGACCCGTCGTTCCTTGATGACCCCCGGGGCTTCGATGCCTTCGCCTATCAGTACACGCAGAATGTCAACCAGTTCATGGGCGATGCGTCGTACATGAGCAGGGCCTTCTACGAGTCGTTCAACCCCTTCATGGGGACGATGCAGGCCAAGCATGAAGGCCGCGTCATTGAACACAACACCCAGAAGATCCTGACGGGGGTGGCTTCAGAGGTCCAGCGGGCGGCTCAGGATTGGACCAGCCCTAATCCAACGGTCAGCCAGCAGGCTCTAGGAACGCTTCAGGCCCGCCTTGATGAGATGGTCAATCAAGGTGTCGCCTCTAACCGCGTCAACAACGCTGCTGTGGATGCGTTGGTTGAACTGATGGCGACCTCGGATGACCCCCGGGCTGCGCGGGAAATGTTTGATGCTCTGGTTTCTGGTACTGGGTACCTGTCCAGCACTCAGTACGCCAAGACTCAGATGGCGTTGAACGCCTCTAAGATCCAAGCCAACGACCTCCGGATGTCCGCCGAAGAGTCGAAAGTTTTGGCAGCACGGATTGAAAAGGATCTGACTCCCCAAATCGTGTCTGGTGCAATGACTGTGGAGCAGGCCGAAGAAGCCCTTCGGGAAGACTTTGCTCAGGGCAAGGTGCGGATCAATGCCAACGAGCAAGAGTCCAAGATTGGCTACTTGCGCTCTTACAGCGCGGCTGCTATTCGTGAAAACGAAGCAAGGATTCGTGAGGAAAAGAACAATGCTCTTTGGACTCTGATTACGGAAGCCTCCAATTCAGAAGGTGTTACTGATTGGAATGCCCGTAGAGAACAAATGACCAAGGCTATTGATGCTCTTGAGTTTCCGCCAGAAGAGGCGTTCAAGGCCAAGGATCTTCTACTTGGAAAGATCATCCCAGATGCTCAGGCAAACCAAGCGGCCCTAGAGGTTCAACAGGCCACCACCATTCTCTGGAACGGTACTGGAGATGGCAATGGAATCCTGCCTACGCTCGATCGGGAAGTTCGTGAGTCCATGAAGGCAAACAGCAACTTTGTTCCCGGATTCGCAGAAGCCCGCCAACAGTACGATACCTATCTGGAGCAGACCCTTGGTCTTACTGATCCTAACGACACTAAGTACAAGAAGGGGCTTTCTCAGGCGTACACGAAGATGCGGGATGCTCTGAATCAGTATGAATCCGCATACCTTCAGGGGGCCGGGGCGGATCGGGAAGCGGCTGCATCAGTTAGGCAGCGGTTCCTAGCCATGCGTATGAATCTTGCGGCTGAGTTTGAGGATGCTCGGGATGTCGCTCCGGCCTTTAGAGGGTTCCTGAGCGAAATGAATCCACAGGTTGTGGAACGGGCTGGATCGGGTGAGGTTGGAGCGTTGCCATACACCGAAGACATGGTGATGGCTTATATGTTGGCTAAGGACAACAACCAAAATCTGTCCACGATTCTACCCGGCGGGGAAAACGGTAAGGCTTTGATTGCCAAACTGGACCGCGCTGTGGACCTCATTAAGCGAGGAGAAAACATTGGAGATGTGGCTCGGGATCTTTCTAGGTTTATGGCCTTTGGCCGCGCTGATGAGGTGGATTACTTTGATCGTAGAAATCCGCTTAAGTGGATTGATTTGCAGGACAAAGAGACTACGGAAAAGATCAATGAGTCCCACCAAGAACTTAGGCAGGTCATTGCAGATACTGCTCCTTCTGGAGCCTTTGAGCCAGATGCTGGTACCTATCTCGACTTTGTGTACCGACAAGCCTACTTAGATGAACTAAGCACCAACCCTACGGGGTCCAAGAGTGCCCACAAGGTCGCTATGGACAAGGTCATGGAAGAGAATGTGTTCATCCGTGGCTCTCTGCTTCCTAAGCGGAACCTTGGTCCTAATCAGGATGAACTGTACCTTGAAGCGT